TCTCAAAACGCTTTTAATGAGTATTATGGGGTTTCTGCCGCCGCTCCTGTCGCAACTTACAAAGGCCGTATACTTACAACAGGTAACGGATTTCCCTCGGGATATATTGCTCTTAGTGCTAGTACAAAAATTGTTGTTGTTGCTGCAACCATTCCGGGCTATCGAAATACATACATATCAGTCGGCGGCTCAAATATGACGATGGCCGCAGATAGTTTCAGCACTGCTAGTAACACTCAAGGTAGTCATTCATTAATTTATTATAAAGAAATGACTACACCTGCTCAACAATACTATTTCACTGGAAATGGTGGTAGTGGTAGATCCGTTATTTATGTTTGGGAGATCACTGGATACAATAGTTCCACACCTTCATCTACGGACACAGAGTCAACAAGTACCGCTAACTACGGTAATAGTTATAGTGAAACCGTATCGTTATCAACTCAGTATAATGGCGTCACAATAGGGGCAGGACTTTGCGAAGATACTATCACTAATGGTGTGACAGTTAGCAACTCTGATCAAATAGAGCAAATTGATTTAGAGAGCGCTACCAACCATTACACATGGAAAGATGAAGGTACTAGTCTGGGAAGTAGAAGTTATGTATGTACGCAAAACAACCCCGGAGCTAACGGTAGCAATACTGGAACTTTTCACCGAATAGCAGCCGCGCACTGGAAATGATATGCCTTTAGTACCGTTAGATTTAAAAGCAGGATTTTACCGAAACGGCACTGAACTTGACGCATCAAATAGGTGGCGTGATGGCAGTTTAGTCAGATGGCGCGATGGTTCTTTGCGTCCTATAGGTGGATGGCAAAATTTTAAAAAGGGGTTTTGTGCAAATCCGATCAGAGGCGCACACGCTTGGGAAAGCAATAACGGGACAGCTTATTTTGCGGCAGGAAGTCATAACGAATTAACTGCAATGACAGGTTCAGGAACAACCTACGATATAACCCCAACATCAATGACAACTGGCAGAGAAGATGCAGGCTTAAATTTAGGTTTTGGCGGTGGTTTTTACGGCACTGGATATTTTGGTACGCAAAGACCTTCTACTGGAACTTATTCTGAGGCGTCGTCGTGGAGCCTTTCAAACTACGGCCAGTATTTGGTCGGGGTTCATTTCGATACAGGAACTTTAGTTGAGTGGCAGCTTGGATCTTCAGCCGTAGCAGCCCCAGTAGCTAACGCCCCGACAAATAATCTCGGTCTGGTTGTTACCGAGGAGCGCTTTATATTTTTATTAGGAGCCGGTGGAAATCCTCGAAAAGTCCAGTGGTGTGACTTTGAGGATAATACACTATGGACTGCGGCAAGCACGAACCAAGCTGGTTCTCAAATCCTACAGACAAGCGGCCAGATAATGCAAGGCATTAAGACAAGAGGTCAGACTTTAATCATAACCGACACCTCAGCATTTACAGCAAGGTACGTTGGTCCGCCCTACATTTATCAATTTGATAGGGTTGCAGATGGATCAGGGGCTGTTTCTCGTATGTCGGCTGTAGACACTGACATGGGCGCATTTTGGATGGGTCAGAAGGGCTTCTTCACGTTCGATGGTAACAGTGTTAAAGAACTTCCATGCGAGGTTCACGATTATATTTATGACGATATAAACGTAAACCAACAGTCAAAAATTTGGGCGTTTAGCAATACAGAATTTAGTGAAGTCTGGTGGTTTTATCCGTCTGCAAATAGTTTAGAGATAGACAGATATGTTGCATACGATTTATTAGAAGGTCACTGGCTTATCGGTAATTTATCGAGAACTGGAGGCGTCTCCAGAGGTGTATTTAGAACTCCTGTTTTGAGCGGTGAATTAGCTGAAACAATTACTTACAATGTGACTGTCGTCGGTGGAAACCCTGCTAATCACCCTCAGTATAACGTAGGCTCATCTAACAAATATGCTATAGATGGTTCTACAGCAACAGCAGATGTTGCTCTTACTTTTGTCAAAGGTAATGTATACCGATTTGACCAGAGTGATGCCAGCAATATAGGCCATCCTTTTAATTTTTCTACAACAGCAAACGGTACTCATGGCGGCGGCTCTGCGTATAATACAAATGTTGTTTCAACAGGATCCCCGGGATCCGCCGGGAGTTATGTCGAGATAACAGTTACAGATAGCACACCGTCTAATTTGTTCTATTATTGCTCACACCATAACGGCATGGGCTGGAATATTTCTGTTATAGAACCAGTTCAAGTTTACAACCATGAGCAAGGTTTAAATTATGATAGCGGTTCTGTTTTTTGCGAGACAGGACCAATTTCAATTGGAAAAGGTGATCAAGTTGCGAGGGTCACCGATGTTATTCCCGATGAAAAAACACAGGGTGATGTAGATTTAAAATTTAAAACTAGATTTTATCCAAATGATGCGGAGACAACTCACGGCCCGTATAATCCAAGCAACCCAACTTCAGTAAGATTTACTGGTAGACAGATTAGAATGCGTGTCGAGGGTGATCAGGCAGCGGCTTGGCGTGTGGGCACTATGCGTTTAGAGACTAAGGCTGGAGGCAGACGTTAGATGCCAGTTACACCTCCACCAATTGGCCTCGATATTCGACAGTGGGGCAGAGATTTAAATTTATTTTTAACTAGAAATTTAGGTAAATTATTTTTTAAGACTTCCGACGACAACCCATCTATAGATGGAATTTTTTTATGGGACGACGTTAATAGTTACCCGGTAGTCAGTCACAATAATGCCTTTCGACAAATTGCTATGAAGCACGCAACGCCTCCGGCAAATACAGGATCCGCTGGCGACGTTACCGGGATGATTAGCTGGGATACAAACTACATTTATGTGTGTGTCGCTAACTATGATGGATCGTCGGCTATATGGAAACGAGTGGCTCTTTCTTCATGGTAAATGCTGGGGTGGATAAATATTGAATAATGTTGTAGAATTCCCAGCAAAAGCGGCCACAATAACTATTGAGCCTATGGTGGATGATATAGAGAGATCTGTTCAAAAAGTCCTTCCACTGTTAGAAAGCTCGATAAGGGCAAATGAGCGAAATATGTCTCTTGAGGATGTAGTCGCTGATATGTTTGAGGGCCGTAGCCTCATCTGGGGCGTATATTTGAAGGACACGCTGATTGCCGCTTTTACTACAAGCGTCGTAAAGCACCCTAACAGAAACACATTATTTATTGAATTCATGGGCGGAGCCGATATGAAAATTTGGATGAATGCAGCCTTGAAAGCTTTAAAGAAAGTTGCAAAAGAAGGTAATTTAGCTGCAATAGAAGCAGACGGACGTATAGGTTTTTCTAAGTTTGCAAAGGCAAACGGATTTAAAGAAACATATCGTCACTTTGAGATGGAGTTTTAAGATGGGTAAAAAAACGCAAACGCAATCAATGGATCCTATGCAAGCCAGTTACATTGAGGACATTGTAAGGCCAGCCGCTGACGTAATAGCCGGAATGGAATTCGAGCCATTTACTGGCGATAGGACGGCAAAGTTAACTCAACTTCAAAGAGATGCAATAGGCGGTTACGGTGCACTAAGTCTTCCATCTGAATTAGCTGAGGCTTCTAGCATTTATCGAGGTATAGCAAACAGGACGCCACAAGAGCGCATGGCTATGCTTGGCAATATACAGGACCAAATGGCTCCTATGCTTAATAGGCAGTTTGCACAGCAGGGCGTAGGCACTGAGGCTCAGGCTATAAAGGCAAATGCATTTGGCGATAGGAGAGACGTATACGAGGGTGAGCGACAGGCTGCACTAGACGCCCGGGCGTATGACTTAGCCAGTAGACAATTAGGGGCAGAGGACCAGTCTGCAATGAGATCTGCTAGTGCACTCGCCGCAAGCGGTTTGCAGGGCCTACAGTCAACGAGAGACATACTAGGGGCGCAAATGGCAGCCGGGGAGACTGAGAGAGCCTTAACTCAGGCAGATCTAGACGCCGCATACAATAATTATTTAGCTGAAATGCAATTCCCATTGACACAGTTTGCAGCCTTAACTGGGGGAGCTCAGGCATTTCCTGCCGGGATTGGTACTACGACTACTAGAGATCCTATGGGGACATTCGGAATGGGCCTACAGGCACTTGGCGGCCTTGGCATGGGCGGTATTGGGCCTTTTTCAGCGTTTGGCGGAATGCAGAACTTAACCCAGAACCCATTAACTTTTAGGACTTAAAATGGAATATTCTCTTACAGAAGATGACATCTTAAAATTAGAAGCATTAAACTTCTATCCAAACCCAAATGATAAACCTATGCCCGGTGAGCTTGCTACTGCTGACGAGATGATATCACTTGGTATAAATACAGTCGATCCAGAACTAGAAGTAAAAAATGTAACCCCAGAAATTACCCCGGTTGCGACTGGTGGAGCTGGTGGAGCTGGTGGAGCTGGTGGCGGTGGAGCTGGTGGCGGTGGAGCTGGTGGTTCGGTCACTGGAATGAACCCTCAGATGCAACAACTTCTAGACTTAATGAAGCAGCAACAAGAGGCTGCTATGAAGCCAGCCAGACAAAACTACACAGCGGATCAGAAGCGTATGCTGGCTTATGCCGGGATAGCCGACGCCGGGCGTGCCTTGCAGGGTAAAGAGGGTACAGCCGTTGCATCATTAATGACTAATTTTACAGACATGGCTGACCAAAAAAGAAAAGCTGCAAATGCTTTAGCTCAAAGAAATATGATTGGCAGTATGATGGGCGGTATGGGAAATGCTGCTACGTTAAATGATCCAGATCAAATACGAGCTGCGATTGCAGACTTAACAAATATACTGGCCGTTAGCCCATCTATGGAGCCATTTATAAAACTTCAAGTTGATAACCTTTATAAGAGGCTTGAGGAAATTGAGACTGATGTAGATTCGGCGTCCTCTGCATCAACCAGCTTGGATTTAATTGATGCTCTTTTAGAGCAAGATTTAGGTCAAGTCGCAGGAGTTAAAGGGTTTTTTAACAGTATTTTTTCACAGTATGGGTTAGCTCCAAAATACACCAACATAAATAGTTTAGTGGATCAGTTAGACGGTTTAAACTTTTTAGAAATTTTTGTGAAATTAAAAGGTGGCGGCCAGATTACTGAAAACGAAACTAAACAAGGTAAGGCAGCGCAAAGTAGAATTAGATCTGTTCTTGAGGGCAGAGGTAGTGAGGCAGATATAAGAGCCGCTATTAAAGAGGTTCAGTTATACTTTGATGACGCTATAAAGAAAAACCCAACATATAAAGAAGCTAAAAAAGACGCTGAAGACCTAAGAAGAAAATGGCTTAACCCACCTAGTAATTAATGGTTAGTAGATAAATGGCAGACAGAGAAGAAGTACAAGCTAAATTAGATCAAGTAAAAAAGTCTCAAGAAGAATTTGGGACTATGATCAGAAACGCACTCAACGCTGGTACACCTGAGGGTGATGCTGACGCCGCAATAATGGACGCGGAATACGAAAAGTTAGAAATTGAAAAATTAAGACTTGAGGCGATGCTGGAAGTCAGCCCGGGAGAGGATATGCTTAAATCTCTACCGAAGGCTGGAGCCGGCGCTGGGGCAGCCTTAGACTTCGTTGCCAACTTACTGCCAATGGCTCAGGAGTTTGGCGCTGATCAAGCCGTAAATCTTATGAGAACTCTGGGTGTAGAGGGTGAGAAGTTAGAATATTATACAAAAATTTTAAATGACTTTGCTAAAACATTTGGCCCGGCTGGCCTATTGCCAGAGAATGTCCCAAGTTTCAGACAAGGCATTTCAGACGTGACCGGCGGAGCCACTGAGTATAAGCCTCAAACTGTCCCCGGAGAATATGTTGGAACTGGTATGGAATTTTTGGGGGGTGCAGCAGCATTGCCAATCGGAGGACCAATTAGATCTATGGCGCAGAGTTTATTTCCGGCGTTTGCAAGTGAAACAGCCGGGCAGACTGCTAGAAAGTATGCGCCTGAGTATGAAGAGCTGGCAAGGTTTGCGGCGGCATTAAGCGCGCCAGTAGTAGGCAGCACCATTACGCAGCCAATTACTAGAAGAATGACCCTTGGCCCTCCAGATCAAATTTATGCCAATGTACCGGGCTCACAGAGGGCTCAGAACGTAGATCTCTTAAAGCAAATGGGAATGGAAAATATTACCGCCGGACAGCAAACAGGATCTGCAAATCTGCAAAGATTAGAGGATGTCGTCGAGCCTACACTTAGCCAGAAAACAGACTTAACAAAAATGGTATTGCAGAGGGCTGGTATTGATGACGGTATGGCTACGCCTAATGTAATTGACAAAAGAGCTAAAGAGCTTGGGAAAATTTTTGATGACGCAGAGGCATCTGTACAGGAAGGTTTTGACATAAGTGAAGGCGAAAAACTTTTAAGATTATTTGATGATGCAAATGAAATGCTTTCTCAAGGTAAAATTGTTGGTAAGACTAAAAATATAATAGATAAATTTTCTGATAACTCAGTCTCTGGAAATGCAATTTCTTATGCACAACTTAAATTAGCTAGAGAAGATTTACGAAAAGTAATGAAGTCATCTCTTACATCTCAAGATCAAATAAACTACAATTTAGCCAATGACGTCTTGGAAGTCATTGACGATATGATTGAGCGTAACGTCTTAAAGTATAATCCAAAACTTGTTCCACAGCTTACAAAAGCCCGTACTGATTACAGAGCCCTATTAACGGCTGAGAGGGCAGTCTCTGGTAAAGGTACTGACGCCGCCAGCGGTATAATCACTCCAAACGCATTAGATACCGCCGTGAAGGTTAGAGAGGGCGTCACTGCAACCACCAGAGTTAGAGGGACAGACGTAGCTGACATATCAAGAGCTGCATCAGAAGTTCTCGCACCACTGCCGACAGTGGCCGCTGGCAGCCGTCGAGATATTGGCGGTATTGCTCAGGGCATAAGAGATTTTATCCCGGGATACCTTGCTAGAAGCCAGCAGGATTTACTGCCTATGAATTCTCAGGACGCAATAACTAAACTTATGCAAGAGCAACTACTTAGATCGACTGGTGGACTTCTTACAATACCTGATTAAGTCTTTGATTTCTTTGACCTTTTCTCCTGGGACTGATCCAGTTTTTTATCGAGCTCTGTAATTAATTCAGCGGCCTGTTCACAAAAGTTAAATAAAGCAACTGGATTAGGCACTCTGTGTGGCAAAGATAATCTTTCAACTAATTCTTTTTGTTCTGCTGTAAGCATGGTTCCCTCCATTTTTATACATTTTAAATCAGTTAAAGTTGTAATGCAAATTGCTACGTGTTATCAGTCAATTACCGCAGTTTAAATATTAGACATATTTACTGTTCTCCCAAACTAAGCCCCACAGCTCTCTCGTGGGGCTTTTTTTTCTTGCCTTTATTTTGTGTTAACTTTATGTATTCACCATAATTAAATTTATGGAGAACTAATATGAATGAAGAAATTAAAACAATTCTAATGAGATTGCGAAGAAAAGTTGAGATAGTTAGAGACGATCAGAAACGTACTGACAGTCCTAATATGCACCACAGTAATGAGATGTTATCCTTGCTAGATATGTTAGAGAGGAAGCTCGGTGAAAAGTAATTTAATGATTGAAATGTACGAAAGCGCCTATCGCCGGGCGTGGGAAGAATTACGAAAAAAAGAACGTAAAGATAAAAGAGAAAAGCGTAATTCATATCAGCCCAATAAAGTTTTGGGCGATTTAAATGAGGAAGTAGAAGAGACTGAGATAATACTAGAGCTTTCAGAAAAAGCCAAAAAAGTTAATCTACTTTTAAAAAAGGGCCTCAGTGCAAAAGAGTGTGGTCAGGTGCTAGGTTGTTCGAGGCAAGCGGTAGTACAGGTAAAAAGCAGATACGGATTACCTAGGTAATTCGTGCGACGGCGATTTTGTGTTACAATACACCCAGAGTATTAAAACGTCGCCGTCGCGAACTCCTATTTAACAGAAAGAGTAGTTGAGACAATGGAATATATTACTGGACTTTTTATTTATTACGTCGTGGCAAATACAAATGTTTTTACTATTATTTGGTACGAAAGCGAAAAAGAGTGTCTAGAGGCAATGATAGATCAAGCGCCTCTTTACATAAGTTTAGATGCAGAGGCGATGCTCTGCAAAAAATCAGACAAAATAAGTAAACCAATACCTAGGCCGAAAATACGGCCTGAGGCAGATACTTAGCCTATCTTTTCGAAGTGAGGTCCGTCCATGAAGGGGCGTCGTGACTGAGAACGTCTAAGATCTATGTATGCATTCATAGCCTCTTCCATTGTGCCTTCCCACTTACGAATATCCATTGGATATTTAGCCTGAGGCGTACCCCACGCAGCTCCCCAGCAAATAGGAACGCCTACCTGTATGGCTGCATCTCGCATGGCGTCAGCTATATCATCATACACATTGAGCTCCCAGCAAGCGCGTCCGTTGACGTATGCCATAAGATCGACGGCTTTACCCTCTAAGTGTTTAGATTTTAGCGTTTGGCTTGCCCCGGAGGCTACGAGCTCTTTTTGCTGTTCAAGAGTTCTCATGCCTTGGATAACGCCAAAGTCTACTTTTGATAATGTGATAGCCATTTTAACGACGGCCTGTAGATCCTCGTCTACACCCTCCAGCCTGTCGAGGCTGCGTCTGCTTAATTTAAAACTCATTTCTTAAAACCTTTCATTGTACGTATTCCAAAGCTTGCGGCGATTGAGGCATACATGGCCCACGAAAACCACTGCGGCGCAGCCTGCAAATTCTCAAAGCCTTGTTTCATGTAAGGCTGTAACCAAGGCACGAAGCTTCCTAGCACAATTGCGATAAAACAAAGCGTCCAAGCTTCGTCCTTCCAACTGTCAGCGCTGGCCTCTATTGCTGCCTGTTCCCAAGAGATCTCGCCGGTGGCAAGTTTCATTTTTGTCTCTGCTTCGGCTTGTTTTATCTTGGCCTTGCTATCAATAAATGTCGTAGCCAAATTTGCTACGCTTGAAAGTATACCTATCATTTTCTATTCCCCATGTTTGTGAAGCCAAAGTAAGCGCCGACTAGAGCTGATACACTTACAATATATATATTTGCAATATCAGCAATTAATTCAGCGGCTGTATCGTACCCGGCGATAGACGCTGCAACGATGCCGAGCGGATAGAAAATGAGGCCACTAATAGCTACCCACGTCATTTTTAACTGCGCGTTGCGCTTGTGGTCCATGTCTTCAATTTCTCTTTTTTTGTTATCTAAGAGTAATTCACGCTCGTCAGGGTCAATCTTCCCGTTTCCATTGAGGTCCCAAGCTTCCATCTCTTCCTTGTTCATAAAGATATCCTTTCACTACTCTAGAACTGTGGCTCAGTATTAGCAGTTTACCTTTTTTGTTATAAGCTGCAAACTTGCCATTTCTTTTCTCTACTGTTGCGGATTTACGTTTAGGCACGTCAAGGCCATACTTGAATGAGTTACCATGATCTTAGCTTTTTCTTTTTCAATATTACAACTTTCCAGATCCCCATAAGAACCAATTTGGTAATACCTGAGGTTGTCAGTATTTACAAAGTGCAAAAAAATCAAAACGTAAATCATGGAAAATAATCTCTCAAATTTAGCCAGCCCATGTAGTGGAGGTAGCCAGCGCTTCCTACAAACGTAACAATAAGCAGTACGACTATTCCCACTATTGTTATCATTAACTCCTGAGCTGCAATCTGGTCCCTTCTGGCCTGAGCCTCAGCTTCTCGTTTTTCTTGTAAAACTTCCCGGCGTATTTTTAAAAGTGTCTGCCAGTGTGATGGTCCCAGCCCCGATTGCCGGGGGTCACAAATGAAAGCTTTTAATTGCTCTTCAGCGTCGGCGGCGGCCCTAAGTTTCGCAAATCGTTCCATACTAACTTTATTCACGTCAGAGCTGGTAATGCCTTTTTTCTGCAATTTTTTCTTTGCATTGTCGGTTGCATCGAAAAATTGTCCGAGCTGCTTACTCAGGCCAGCCAAAGACTGCCCGGCGCTAATTCCTAATTTGATGGAGCTAAGAAGGCTAATAGGATCGATTTTTTATCTCCCATCAGACATTGTTGGGCGTCTTGCTAGAAACTCTATTGTGTTTTCTAGTGTCTTAACTCTGGCTTGCAATTTAACAATTGCCATCATATGGGTTGCCATACCTCCCACATCCTCATGTATCTGATCTATTTCAGACCATATAGACCCGTCGCCTTCTTCCATATCCTCGTAAATTTCTGCAAGAATATCTGTTATCTCTTCGATGTTTTCACTATTTTGCTCTACATCCCTGATCAAATTTGTCCTGTCAGCGGCGCTGTTAGACGCCGTGAGGACAGCAATGTCTTCCGTGAGGGCTTCAATGGTGGCAGCCTGTTGGCTCACCCACCACACGCCTCCAGCGAGCTGCATGGCTAAAACACCCACAAGGGCTATAGGCAGACGCATATTTTCCATAGATATACTCCATTTTTTACCTTTTTAGCATATTTTAAAAATAATTAAAATAATTGCTTTATAGGGGTTGATATTTATAGGTGTTAACATTAAGTTAACAGTATAAACATTAAAGGAGATAAAAATGTTACTTTTACCAGAATTTTTAACAGTAGGTGATGATCTACAAAATTTGTCATTTGATACTGCCAAAGACAATATTTTAAAGTTTGCTCCAACTACTGAGGGCGATTTATTAGCTGCATTGGAGCATTGTCGTTCTTTATATAATGATCATTCAGATGATGAATATGATCTAGAATGTTTTTGTGAGGATCATTTAACAGAGATTGTTTCTTACAATAAAATCTTTTCTTCATTCTCTCCATTATTTAAGGGGTGTGCATAATGCAGGAATATCATTTTCAGTTAGAAAGCGACTACGGGGTTACCTTTGGCGTGATCGAAGCGCAGAACGAAGAAGAGTTCTATAAAATTCTTAAAGAGGATTATAAACAAGACATTGGCGCTGATGGTGCTTTTGACTGCCCGATTACTGGTGATGAAAAACCATTAATGTGGGGTTAATTAACGGGGGCTACGGCCCCCACTTTAAAGGAGATAAAAATGACATATGCAGTTATCGAAGAAAGATCATCTTGGTTATCAACAGAGTTTGGTGAGACATTAGCTCGTAAATATTTTGGTGACGAAGTTGTTGATGATATGCCACGCTATGTTCGCGGTAAGCGTAAAGGTCAAATCAAAGGTAAAATGACTTGGTTAAAAGTTGATAGCGGTGGATGGGTTCGAGGTGTTTACTCAGATGTTTTTGGTGACATTAAAGGTTGGGGCGTAGAAAGACGCAGAGGTAAAATTATCAGAGCTGCAATAACTATTCCTCAGTGGGGCGCTCCAGACGAAAATATTGCTCTTTATGTAACAAATACTCCTGAGCTTGACGGTTTAGATAGGTATCACCTCAAGGAAAAAGGAATAAAAATTTTTGAAGAAAAGGAAAAAGAAAATGTACTATGAATTAAGATGGTTTAGCAATCGCCCAGATCACGCATATCCATATTGTTTTAATGTTAAAACTTTTGATAGCGAAAAAATTGCAATCGAAGCTTTCAACAAAACAAAAGACATAACTGAAAAATGTTGGAACGATCTAGCGGCAGTGGGCATGGAAGCGCCCGTAGCGTCAATGCTTCAGCTCGTCGCTAGAGATGATGAATGCACTTGGCTGGATGAAATTAAATTGTGGGAGAGAGGGGCTTAACGGCCCCCAGCCTTGCAAGGGTTGTGAAACTAATAACTAGGTGTTAACAAGTTGCTGACAAATGGAGGTACTAATGCAGACACAAATAAAGAAGCGCCAGCGAAAGCTTAAAGGCTACAGGCTGGAAGAAGAGCTGATTGCTCACATTGTCTATGAGGCAGAAAACCTAGGCATCTCTGAGAATGATTACGTCCGGGGCGTATTTGCTAAAGATGCGAAAGTTAAAGGGAAGAAGTTAAAGCATGATTATTGGCATTGATTGCGGTTATAAAACCGGGGGTGTTGGATTAGTAACCCTAGAGGGCTGGGCCGAGGTCCACGACTTACCCACTTACGACGAGGGTGGTGTGGACGTCAGGGCCCTGACTGACATTCTTTACAGTGTTGATAAGGTTAAACACATTTACGTCGAGAGACAGCATTCCATGCCTAAGCAGGGCGTCGTATCGACGTTTAAAATTGGTTACGCATTCGGACAGATAACAAGCACTTGTGCACTATCCCGGATACCGTACACAATCGTAAACGCTAATTCTTGGAAGCGTTCACTAAATTTACCGAGAGACAAAGACGCGAGTAGGCGGCTGGCACAGCAGTGGTATCCAGATCTCGCGTCTCAATTAACAAGAAAAAAAGATGAGCACCGGGCTGAGGCCCTACTCATTGCTAATTATGGGAGCAAACAAATTGACTATCATTCCTGACATGGAAAATGAAAAGTATCACTTAGAGCCGTCACTCAGCGCCTCTGGTGCAAAGACAATAGCCATGAAGAGCCTAGCTCACTACAAGTATGCAGAGCAAAAGACTTCTCAAGCATTCGACTTAGGCACGGCTACTCACACGCTCTGCCTCGAGCCCCACAGATCCAATACTGTCTGGTGTGGACCTGAGACGCGCCGGGGTAAGGCTTGGAGCGAGAGGAGAGAGGAGGCCGAGGCTGCCGGGGCAATTTTATTGACAGAGGCAGAGTATAAGCAAGCCAACGAAATGGCTAAGGCCGTGTGGGCAAATGAAGAGGCGGCTAAGATCCTATCGGGAGATATTATGATAGAGCCCAGCATTTTCGTAAAGGATCACGTCAGGAATGCTGACCTAAGATGTAGGCCGGATGCATGGCGAAAAGATATTGCCGCGATAATAGATTTAAAGACGACGATAGATCCCAGTCCTGCCGGGTTCGCTTCTCAGGCTGGAAAACTTGGTTACCATATACAGGATCAATTCTACCGTATGTGCTTGGCCCTCGAGGGTCACGAGATTGACAGGTTTGTATTTATAGCCGTCGATAAGAATGGACCGCCCTACACTGTGGGCGTCTACGAGCTCGATGAGCGGTCACTGCAAGAGGGCAGGGCAGCCGTCGAATACGCGCTGGACAGATATGTCTGGGCGCAAAAAACCGGTGTATGGCCGTATGATTATGGGGAGTTGCAAACGATCCAGATACCGCCGTATACCTTTAAATTCACTGAAGAGCAAAATTAGTCAGGAGACACATATGCCAATTAAATTTGAAAGTGAAACCACCTCTGATATGTCTTACGTCAGAGTAAATTTACCACAAAATAAATGGACCATTAAAACGCCTGAGGGTGACATTGAAGAGATTGACATGGGTAAGGGAATTGCCATTGATATCAAAAATGTTGTCCTAGGGTGGCTACACATTGACGTGGGAGTGCGAGAGTTTCTCGCTTGGCCGTCACCGGGTCAGCAAACTGAAAAGCCTGAGGGAAGCCCTCACAAAAAAGGTTTTGAGGTTGATTGCTGGGCCAATGGCCGTGAGGCACAGTTTAGCAATAATAGTTATGGTGCAAACCAGTTTATCGCTAAACTATACAATCAAGTAGAAGAAGATCCAAACTTTGCGACTAAAATTCCAGTCGTGCAAGTTACTACGTCAACTCCTGTCGTGATAGGTAAGGGAACCTCCTACGACGTAGGATTTAACATAGCTAAATGGATTGACCGTCCGGGCCTTGACCCCAACCCACCAGCTTCAAGTAAGCCTGTCATGGCTGCTTCAAGTTACGAGGCCCCGGCTACACCGGCTGCGACGGCTACCGAAAAGAAAGATTTCGGTTTCTAAAAACGATGGCCCCGGTGAAATACCCGGGGCTATTCCCAGGGACTAAGTCAATAAAATCAATAACTTACGGGAGAAATAAATGTCTGAAGCATACTTTCAAAAGGTAAAGGAGAGCGCCGTCAGCGATGTTGCGCTGACTTTAAAGGGCGGTAGAAACGAGACACTCAATAAGGCTGCGTATGCGCTGGGTAGGCACGCACACTTGGCTCCGGCTAATATAGATTTAGCCATTATAGAATTACACACGGCTGCAAAATCAGTCGGCTTGCACGATTTAGAGATCAAGGCCACAATAGGATCCGGCTTTAAGCGTGGCGGAGAAAATCCAAAAATTTTAGAAAACTCAGATACTACACCATACACAGTATCGGAATTCGATAGATTGATCGGGCGTCTAGCCAGTAAGGAAATGCTGGTGCGAGATCAGGAGACTAGAAAAGATAAAATCAAAAAGGCTAATGAGGCGTGGGAGAGGGCCGTACCGATATCCCGGGATAACAAAGACGCAATACGCCCGGCGCTACTATACCTCAACTCACGGGGCTTAAGAGCTTCTACAGCGTCGAATATAGCGCGATTTAGTCCTAACATATACGATGGCCCGGCGATTATCTTTTCAGCCGTTAATTCAGAGAATAAAGTGCAGGGCATACAGGCTGTGTTATTGACGCCTGAGGGCAAAAAGCGTGAGCACAATGGCATTAGTAAATATAGCCGAGGCGTCATAGCTGGTAACGTCATGCGTATTGGTGATGAGCACGACGGGGCGGCAATCGTTATGGTTGAGGGCCCGGAGGATGCACTGTCAATACATCAGGCTACGAAAGATAAAGTAGAGGCCGCTATTGTGTGTACATTTGGTAAGGCCGGGATGCAGTCGTACAACGTCCCTAGAGCCTCGGATGTAACGATATGCGCCGATCCCGACTTGGACGTAGACAAGTGCGCTGACGTGCTCAGTGGAGACGGTAGCACTTCTGTGTATGTCGTTAGGTTTAACGAGCTAGGCGTCGAGAACGTCGTCGATGCAAACGACTACTTACAGGAAGTAGGCGAGGACAAGCTGCGAGAGGCGCTGACACTAGCAAAGCCGGTAGCGCAGGAGAAACAGGAGATCATCGAGGCCGAGAGGCAGTGGCCGACGCCATACGATCCCATTGACCCGGCGAAGATCCCGGCGAGGCGTTGGATCTATGGCCGTCACTACATTCGCTCTAATGTGTCTGTGTTGGCATCGGCTGGTGGCATTGGTAAGACTTCCATGCAAACAGTTGAGGCTCTGTCGATTGCGACGGGACAGTCTCTGATCGAGGACATGGTGCACGAGAGATGTAACGTGTGGCTCATTAACCTCGAGGATCCGCTGGAGGAGATGCAGCGCCGGGTGGCGGCTGCCATGATGCACTACGGCGTTAAGGCAAAGGATGTTAAGGGAAAACTATTTCTCGACGCCGGGAGAGATCTCAAGATTATATTTGCAAAGCAGTCCCGGGACGGGCTCGACGTAGACGAGGAGCTCAGAGATTACATGGCCGACAAGATAGAGCAAAATAATATTGGCATGGTTTTTGTGGATCCGTGGGTGGGTGCAAACCAAATCAACGAGAATGATAACGTGGCAATGAATGCGGCGATAGCCAGCGTCAGGGCGATTGCAGATAAGACGGATTGCGCTTTCGTATTGACACATCACATACGAAAAATGCACGGAGATGACGCAACGGTAGATAGTGTCCGGGGTGCAGGGTCACTCATAGGAGCCGCGCGCGCTGCGAGAGTTATCAATAAAGTAAGTCAGGAAGACGCGCTGAAATTGGGCGTAAGTGAACAGGATAGCCTCGGGATATTCAGAGTTGACGACGGCAAGGCTAACTTGGCTCCGCCTGCGGAGAAGGCCGTGTACAGGCGCATGGAGGGCGTCCAGCTTCCTAACGGTGAGTACGTCGGCGTGGCAGTGGCATTTAAAATGCCTGACTTGTTCGATGGCGTGACAGTCAAGGACGCAATGAAGGTCCAGCGAGTAGTGGGTGAGGCGCTGGGGAATGAGGATCCGTACAGAGAAAACATCCGGGCAAATATGTGGGTAGGAAATGCAGTGGCACAAGTTTTAGGCTTGGATGCGGAAAAGAAACACGAGAAGGCTAAAATTCGTGCTATAGTTAAGCAGTGGCTGGAGACTGATGTTTTGAGATTGGAGCCAGTTTATGATAAAAGGCAGGGTAGAGACGTTACAGTCGTCGGCGTCGGTGTATGGATAACAGGAGAAGAGGCAGGACTATGAGTGAAGTAAAACCAGAAATAATTGCTAGGCTTGTCTACGATAACGAGACTGAGATCTACGAGATCGAGTGGAACCATAGCAACCCTAAGACGGCAGACATATTTGTGAACAAAAGCAGACACGAGGCGATGAGAGCTTGTGACGATGGAATTGCAGATCTGACTTACTTCAGATTACTACTGCAAGAAGTGGAAAGGAGTGCTCCGACTTTACACTGAAGCGTTTCCTCAGTCCGAAATTGCGACTGAGGAAGAGTGCTTACACTGAGGAGAATACAACGCAAAAACCTTCCTCCTTAGTTATACGTATATATATACGTAACTAAGGAGGGAGTGAGGCGGATATATAAAACGACTGAGGAGAATAGTATCGTGGTAAATAAAAAGAGAACTAAACGAATAACTTTAACAGAAGCTGAAAGGAAGGGACGTGATGTACTTGGCAGACCTACTGGTGAGGATATCCCTATTAAAGCAGAAGTGCTTGGACAACTTAAACCGCTGGATCGTATTGCCCGGGAAAAAGTTGATAAGTGGGGTGATACATTGCCTACGTTTGTGCCGCCAGAAATGGCTGGCCGTTTTGAAGCTGCTTACGAGGCGCTAGGTTACGCAGTCGAGGCTAACGACGTAATGGCGACTAATCAGATTGCTGGTCAACTTATGAGAGCGTGGGACGTTCTAGAAAAGACTGCAATTGAGGCCGGGCATAAGCCTCCGGCTGAGGATTGTTATTGCGTCGAGCTCGAGGGTGGCAGGATCGTATGCATTGCGTCTAGGAATGCTCACATATTACGTGAGAAGTACAAAGACTGGATAGTTTACAGTTTTGAGGATGTTGCTAGAATATTATCTAATGATTTTACGGCTAAGTTTTTGGAGGAGGCTTACGATAGTTTTCCTAAAGCAAAAATAACAACCGTAATTAGGGATGGAATTGATAAATCAATCGACTGGTCAATAGGGGATGAGATACCGTGGTAAAAATGGATAGAGATGAAATTTTAAAGGAAGCAATGAAAGTCATAAATAATGACCGCAATGCTGATTATGGAGATGCAAGAGAAAACTTTGAGAACACTGCTAAGTTGTGGTCAGCTTATACTGGCTACGAAATAGGTCACATCGATGTAGCTGTGATGATGGTGTTGCTTAAAATATCTAGGATAAGAGTATCACCTGATAAAGCAGATCACTGGGTAGATATTTGTGGGTATTCAGCTTTAGCCGGGGAGATAGGATCAGATGGTAGGTAAGGTAGGAAAAGCTAAGATTGCAGTAATAGAAAAGATGGGAGAGGATGAGGTGCTCGATAGAATATCTACGGGCACTTCAGTTAGATCTCTTATGAAGGAGTTCGACGTTGGCTATAAGTTATTTGCTATGTGGCTCGACGCTGTTGACGGCAGGAGAGGCAGATATGAACAGGCATTATCAGAAGCCGGGAATTATTATGCAGAGCGCGCAGTTGACACAGCTCAAAACGCGCAACCTGAGGATGTTAATGTGTCGAGATTAAAAGTTGATACTGATAAATGGATAGCCAGTAAACTTAATCATAAATACGATACGAGACAGCGTGATGTGGCTATAAATATAAGCGTTAATGACTTACACGCTCAAGCAGCTCAATTACTTGGTGATGTTATCGAGGGAGAAGCTGAGGAAGTTGAACCGTGATTTCGCACACTAAATCACAATCGCGTGCGCGCGCGCGAATGCCGCAAAGCAGCAAAAAAGTCAACTTTCAGCCCATTTTTAGCCATTTTACGCTGCAACTGCGAAAAAACAGGCCAATAATTAACATAATACATATTATGCGTAAAACTATTTTCTGCGGTGCAGCATTTTTTATTTTAGCCCCCCCTTACTTTTTGTTTGCGCCCCAGCATTTGCAACCACCCCATCACAGATAGAGACGTAGAAAATGACCAGCAACCCATTTTTAAAATTAATGAAAAGATACCAACACGATCCCGTAAAATTTGCCCGGGAAGTGATAGGGATGGATCCCGACGACTGGCAATGTGAGCTTTTACAATCTGTCGCTGATCCAAAAATTAGACGTGTCAGTTGCCGCTCGGGCCACGGCGTCGGTAAATCTTCCGCTGTGGCAATGGCAGCCATTTGGCACGTTTTAATGCGCGTGCCATCGAAGACAGTTGTCACCGCCCCCACCTCTGCACAGCTTTTTGACGCCTGTTTCGCTGAAATGAAAAATATTGCAAAACGCTTAAAACCGCCATTTGACGATTTACTCGAGATAAAAAGTGATCGTATTGAGCTCAAGAGCTCCCCGGAGAGCACGTTTATTTCCTGTAGAACCTCAAGACAGGAACAGCCGGAAGCTCTGGCAGGCGTGCACTCTCCAAGCACGCTTTTATTGGCCGACGAGAGTAGCGGTATCCCGGAAAGCGTTTTCGAGGCAGCCAGTGGATCAATGTCGGGCATTCACGCGACGACAGTTTTGACCGGGAACCCCACCCGGAACACTGGCTTTTTTTACGATACGCACAATCGACTTAAAGAAAATTGGCACACCATGCACGTATCCTGTATTGACAGTAATCGCGTATCCGACGACTTCGTTAATGACATGAAAAATCGCTACGGCGAGGATAGCCCGGCGTACCATGTTCGCGTGCTCGGAAATTTCCCTCCGTCGGAAAGTGACACAGTTATCCCGGTATCTTTAATTGATCACGCCATGAAAAACGACGTAAAGATCCACGAGGATACTGTTTCCATTTGGGCTCTCGATGTAGCCCGGCAGGGAAATGATAGCTCCGTTTTATGCAAGCGACAGGGCCCGGTAATTCACCCACTGACCGTGTGGAACAATTTAGACTTGATGCAATTGACTGGGGCCGTGAAATCCGAATACGACGCTGCATCCACATCTAAGAAGCCCGTCGAGATCATCGTCGATAGCGTAGGCTTAGGAGCCGGCGTATTGGATCGACTTAGAGAGCTGGGCCTCCCGGCTCGAGGCTTGAATGTCTCGGAGAGGTCCGTCCAGAAGGATACATATATAAATTTGCGCGCAGAGCTCTGGTTTAAGTGTAAGGCTTGGCTGGAGGGCAAAGACGTTAAAATACCTCAAGACGACAGGCTCTGGGCCGAGCTGGCAGCTCCCCGGTATCACTTTACCAGCTCCGGGAAGATCCAAGTCGAGAGTAAGGAGGCCATGAAAAAAAGAGGCATCACCTCACCTGATAGAGCCGATGCAGTCTGTCTCTGTCTAGCAAATGAAATGACGACGATGGCTTACGGCACGAGCTCCGCCGGGTCATGGAATAAGCCGCTGCGTCGAGAGATCTTAGGCATTGTATAAAAAGGACCAGTTGATCAAACTGGCCCTTAGTGCTAGATCACCAAGAAAGGAGACGAGGCTCTAGCTGCGCGCGGTTTAGTGGGAAATACTCAAAACCACCGGCACTCACGGCTTACCGTATACGTTATCTGTTTCTCAACTCCTGTATGTACAGGCACTCGTTGCATCTATCCTGCATTTGACCCTTTTTAATTTTTTTAGATCTAAGCAGTAAAAAATTTCCGCACGCGCATTTGCATACCCACATACTTCCGTTGCAATTTTTCTTCGTATTTAAATCTTTACCAAGAACGGTTATGCGTCCATTTTTTCTACCTACCATTTCATTATAAAGTTTTCTCTCGTCGCCCAGCGCCGTGTGATCCGCTTTTCTAAAATATATCGGATCCTTGTAGACGTTTTTTAATTCTTTTTTAGGCGTGAAGTGAGTGCCCTTCGATAAGACTACTCTCGCAGCATTACCGTTAATAGGCGTAAAATATTTATTAGCTTTACTTGTTACCATTACAAATCTCCCGGTTGTATACTTTAACTGTAACATACAAATTTTGCAAATTTACTAGTTGACGTTATTTTTTTTATTTAATTTTTTTATTGCCTCATTTATTTCTTTATCTGATCCGTCAGTTTCAATAATCCTGCCATCATTTTTATCATAATATCTTTCGTATTTTGGATGCGTGTATCCATTGTAGTCATAATAAAAATGTAATTCCAAATTTTGTTTTAGTTTATTTTTGGCGACGAGCTCCCACTCGTCACCGTTGTCAATAAATAGAGCATACATTATTTAACTCCCTTACGCTTAGACGCCGCCGATGCGCGCCTTGCGGCTCTGTTTGTCGAGCCGTCCAAAACTCTATTTCTTCTCCCGTGGCCTCGCCCGGACAATGAGAAACTATGTCCGAGCTGAGATCCAGCGGCAAGAAAACTATCAAACGTCACACTCGTGTGACCTTTTACGTTTCCCTTCTTTTTCATTACGCTACCTCCTTAGCTATTTTCTGTGCAGCCATACGCTGGCTCCAGTTTAAGTTACCTTTAAACCCGGCCCTCCATAGGGCGATGCAGACTTTACGAACTACCGGGTCATTACAAAACTTCTCTCGAAGCATAGAGTAAATATCCTTGAAGCCGTCACCGTGCGCCTTACGCATATACTTACCCCAGTATCCCGGGTCACTATGATACAGATTGTGCTGCACAAAATGTGAGAGCTCGTGTAAGACTTGGATCAGGTTGCCATGATCGACGTCGCCTTTTTTGACGTGCATACCACCGCACTTAGGATCCGCATCAAAGTGACAATACTCGTTCCAGTAGTAGTGCCCCGGCTTGACGTAACCCAGCTTTTTAAATCTAGCCTTAACGCCTTGAGATTTACCGCTGATGACGTTTTCAATTTGCCAGTAAGTCGTGCAAATTATTATGCTATCAAAACCAGCCCGGCTACAATTGCTGCGCCTGTTAGGAGCCTTAACGACTAGCACGTCGTGTGCCTTTTGCTTTTGCTCCTTAGTCATTTGAAAGCGGTAACCGTCGAGGTAATTCAATGCATCAGTAATGATGTTATGAAAAAACTCTGTTTGGTTCGATAGACTATATGGATTGTCTGACATTATGATACCTCCCTTTGAATTATTAAGCCCTTCTTGAGCATTTCCTTAGCTGACGTAATATCGCCCCTCTCCAAGTTATCGAGAGCCCAAGCAACCCAACTCTCAGCGCTCTTGACAAGCTTTACATCGTCAGAGCTGGGGAGCTCTGGCTCGTAAAGACCTACCGGCGCATCAGGATCATAAGGCGCAACAATATTGCCGTCAGGATCTCGAGTTAAATTATCATTCGCCATTGATCCCACTTTATTGGCGTTTAACCAGTTGATGAGATCCTGCTTAGATGTAGGCACGTCAACCTCGGTCCAGTCGCGAGGAGCGCCCCGTTGGGCGTCCCTCTGTGTTCCAAACCATTGACCATAGCTGCTATTATATAAACGCATTATTAAACCTCCCTTACCATTCACGTCTGTCGTGTATTGGTAAAATACCGTGGCTCATTCCCTCAGCCTTATACCGACTGTCACAAGTTCCGCCATAATTTCCGCCAGCCATATACCAGCCCTCACATCGAACCCACTCACCCTTTTCGTCGTCCCACTCCGCCGGTACTAGCTTTGGATATGGTGTGCCTGTTGGGCGGTCATCTACCAATAGAACCGCTGCATCTTCTGCGTCTGGTTCAAAAGGACCCTCAGCATTTACCACAATTAAATTATCATGGAACTTTGATACACCGTCCATTGTGCAATCCATTCCGCTACTTCTATAAACAGAAACACGTAAACCCATTTTTTATCTCCTTTAAAAATTTTTAAAAATTAACTTATACTAAGATAGTATGTTATTATTCTGTTAACATCAAGTTAATAATGCAACTAAATATCCAGGAAAATCAATGACTTAAGATTTTTTTTCTTCGTAGTGAAAAATGCGATGACAGTTTGCACACAATATTTGGCACTTTGCAGCCTCCTCATATGCACGCTTCCATTGCTTGTGAGATATGTATTTACTGACTTTTGTATCTCCTTTTGCTTCTGGATGGTGGAAGTCGATAGCTGCCGGGTGAGAAAATCCGCACTTTTCACATCTTAACTTTGATTTGAATTCCCACCATTTATCTCTGTGTCTCTGGACGTGTTTTTTATTACTCGCCAAAACTTTTTCTCTGTTTTCGAGATACCACTTCATACCGTAAGACCTGTTGTAAGTCTTACGCCGCTCTTTACTTTTATACGGCATACTAACTCCTGCTGGTAACAGTCAGTGTATACTATTTTTTAAACAAATTGAAAAAAAACTGCATTGATGGCACAATATATTTAGCGGTGGGTTCCCTTCTGCCGTAGAGCCCTAGGAGCTCCCCCGTGTGTCCTCCCACGCACGGGGTTTATTTAACTTAAAAATAATGTATTATAAGGCAGCAAACATGAAGGAGGCTTATCATGCCAAAAGTTGGTGGTAAAACATACGCATACAATACTAAGGGAATGAAGGCTGCAAAGAAGGCAGCTAAGAAAAAAAAGAAAAAAGTTACTTATAGTAAGGGTAAGTAATGGCTAAGGGTGTTAAGCATTATTTCCGAGACGGGACTGAACATAAAGGTGGTATGCATAAAATGCCTAATGGTCAGGTTCATTCTGGTAAAACTCACGGTAAAAATAGTAAGCGTCTTTTTCATTTTAAAGATTTAAGTGAAGCTTCTAAGAAAAAAGCAAGAAAGAAAAAGTAATGGCCGTAAAGGGAACTAGAAAAAAGTCTTCGAGCCCGAAGCCTAAAAACCCAAAACTCTACTCCCGGGTAAAGTCTGAGGCTAAGAAAAAATTTAAAGTCTATCCGTCTGCGTATGCAAACGCATGGCTTGTAAGAGAATATAAAAAGCGCGGCGGTACTTATGCCTAAGTCATCAGGCGGATTAACGAAGTGGTTTAAGCAGGACTGGCGCGATGTTAAGACTGGTAAAAAGTGTGGACGCACAAAGTCTAAGAAAGATAAGGGTAGGCCGTATCCGGCCTGTCGTCCTGCAAGTCAGGCCAAAACAGCCTCAGCTAAAAAGGCGGCAAAAAGAAAAACTGGACCGAAGCGCATAAGCTGGAAAACAAAGAAGGGGTCTAAAAAATGACAATTGGTTTGCTAGATGCACTAGCTATGGGTTTTGGAATGAAAGACAGAACCCAAGAATACTACGACGCTACAGAGCAAAGTATTAGAGCTGATCCAACTGGCTCATATAGAAACATGGGCTTTGATCCAAACGAAAGAGCTGACGCTTACGCTGCACTCGCCGAGAGCGAGGGATACCCGGTCAGGGGTGGTCCATTTAGACTTGCTAAAGTTCAAATGCAAAGAGACTTAACTGACGCCTTTGACGGCGGAGGTTTTGGCTACGGCCAAAGCGGTCCCAGATTTGAGGGAGGCCCCTCGAGTATGTTTTTAAATTTAATCGGCGTTAAGCCTATGGGGTATAATCAGAGAATGCAGTCTGCGCCGGGAATGCCGGGAATGCCGGGAATGCCCCTCCGGGCTAATATGGCAACATTTGACGTTTTACCAGATATACTGAAATGAGTAAGAAAAAAGATCCACGACTAGCCCGGGCTGGCGTCAGCGGCTTTAACAAGCCGAAGCGCACGCCCAATCACCCAAAGAAAAGTCACGTCGTCGTGGCTAAGGAGGGCGACAAAGTTAAGACAATTCGCTTTGGGCAGCAGGGTGTAAGTGGAGCCGGGAAGTCGCCAAAGACGGCGAAAGACAAGGCGCGCCGCAAATCTTTTAAGGCGAGGCACGCAAAAAATATATCCAAAGGTAAAATGTCAGCAGCCTATTGGGCAAATAAGGAAAAGTGGTGATGGCTAATCCTATTTTAGATTTATTACGTTTTACTATGAAAGGCTCTAACTATTTTAAAAAGCCTAGATTTGACACTAGCAGATTAAAAGATCCAGCTCTTTATTCTGGGTTTTCTTTAAATAAACACAGAACAGCTCCATTTAATTATAATGTTGAGGGTGATTTACTTGGAAATTTAATAAAGCCGAAAACTGTAAGTCCGTCTGACTTACAGGGTAAAACAATGTATTTTGCTGCTGGGGATAGAACTTCTAGTGATAGAGTAATAGACCAGATAAATGATATTTCATTATTAAATCCTGTAAAAACATACGGCGGTCCGACATATATGGATGAAGGTAAAAGAGCGTGGGCATCAGAGCCTACGGCAATGAAATCTAAAGCAAACGCATTTAAAGAGGCCGCTGACAGAGGAGAAGATGTTGTATTAAGTTATATGCCTATGGGAGAAAGATCAGGAGATTTTTCTGAGCACATGGCAAATACTTATTTAGAAGTATTAAAGTCTAGCCCTGTAGGATCTAATAGCTATCCAATTTTAGATGAAGCTATAGCTGCAAAATTTCCAAAAATTGCAGATCAAATACCTAGTCTTAAAAATAAAGAAAAATTTGCTAACTGGTTGCTCAAACAAAAAGGCGGTAGACGATCACAATTTATAAAATTTTTTGATAGTAGTTTAATGCAAGATTTAGGTATGCCCGACGTTGGGGCTGTTCGTTTTGCAATTACTAATCCAGATTTAGTTAATTCCAAAGCTTTAAGTGTTGGTTATAGAATGAGCCAGCCTGATCTTTTATCTGGTATGATTAAAAGTTCTGATCATCCATCTTACGGTGCATTTGTTCCTAAAATGAAGAATGCACCCGGTAGTATGACTTTTGAAACTGAATTACCATTTATTATAGGTGCAAGAGACACAGCTTTACCTAAAATTGCAGCCGGTAAGATGGATGCTTTACCAAAAGATATAAAATCTTATATGGGTAACCCAAGATTAAGTCAAAAAATTGATCAGCAGTTTGTAGATGAAGCGGAAACTTATTCTCAAATTTTAAATACTTTAGGCCAGAAAAGTGCAGACGATTATACTTTTGGTTTATTAGAACAATACATAAGAGGTCTTAAATAGTGTCTTTTATCAATTCCATTATATCGTCTATCGAGTCCTCAATATCTTTCGGTAAGTCTTCTTTTTTAGTCCATAATAAATATGCTAAAGCAGTAATTTCATTTCTTATTGGTTCTAGTTCTTCTATTTCCATTTTACTTTCTCCTTTTAACACTGTGTTAACAAAAAATAATAATAAGGTAAAGAGGCGTTTATTATGGCTGTAAAATCTTACCCCGGACCAATGTTTGGACCGTCTTATTCTTTACTAGATCAAATGACAGAAGTGTCTAGGAGAAACCCGGGAGGCCCACAATTAATACCTAGAGATACTACTTTTGCAGAGAACATGACTGACCTTCTCACGCCCTATATTGGTAAGAATACGTCAAGAAGATTATTCGGTGGGGCTATGCCGGGGTCAAATAATTCCGGCATTTTAAATTATCTTGATAACGCCGGTTTAGCTAACGTTCTACCCGTAACCGCTGGAGTAATGTCAGGCGGTCAGGCCGTCAAAGATTTTAGAGCTGGCAACTATAGCGACGCCGCATTAAATACAGGCTTTGCTGGCTTAGATCTTGGTTTAAGCGGCCTCGGCCTAAAACAAGCCTTAAAAACGTCTGCAAGACCTGCTAAGTCATTGAAATCCCAGGGAAAAATACCCGATTATGAGGATGCAGCTCACTTTATGAGAGTAAACGAAATGATGGGTAATATGCTCAGGCCGCCATCAGCGACAAACCCAAAATATATACCAAGCCGTTTTGATCGTTTAGGTGTTCACGTAGGATCTCCACCTCAGGCAGCCGATAGATTTAAATTTAGCGTTGGCGATAAACTAGATATTAACCAAGCTGGTTTAAAAGGTCAGACATTTCCTTTAAAAATTAGAACAGATAAACCATTTGAAATTAAAGATTTTGAAGAGTTTGGAATTAAACCAGATTTAAGGTTTGATATGACAGAGGTCATAGATGGTAAAACGGTTTTGACTGAGGATGGCGTAAGAGAAGTTATGAATACATATGCTGATGCAAAAAATGTAAGTTTAGAAGATGGCGTAGATTTATTTAGAAAAGAATTAACTGACAAAGGTTATACCAATATTCCCTATGTTAATCTTATAGAGGGAATGGATAGGAGCGCTGGAGGCGTCATGGAAACTTATAGAGCTGGCCTTGATGATGTTTTTACAAAAGAAAACATAAGCAACATTATGTTAGTTGACAGAACTGCTAACGATCCGGCGGTAATTAAAAGCAGATTTGCAAAATTAAAAAATATATATGACCCAAATATAATGGCTGGCCTAGCTGGCCTTGGCCTGTTATCGCAGATAGAAAATGAGGAAGGCGAGTAAGATGGAAAATGAAATAAGCGAACTCGTGCAAGAGCTGGAAGCTGAACTCGATCCTAACATCATGGACGATGAGGAGCTGAAAGGCATCGTAGGAAAAGAGATAGACGACGCAATTGATTTTGTCGATAACTGGGTATCTCCACTGCGCGCCACGGCCACTGAATATTACAGGGGAGATCCCTTCGGTAATGAAGAGGCCGGGAGATCTCAAATTGTAAGTATGGATGTCCGGGACACCGTACAGGCCATTATGCCATCTCTTATGCGTATTTTTAATTCTACTGAGAACACGGTGGAATACGCGCCTCAAGGACCTGAGGATATAGAGGCGGCAAAGCAAGCGACGGAATATGCCCGGTACGTTATCAACAGAGACAACGACGGTTTTTTACAGATCCACGCAGCCTTTAAAGATGCTCTAATTCGTAAAGTAGGCGTACTAAAATGCTACTGGGATGATCAGACAAAATTTGAGACACACGACTGGACCGGGCTAGACGATAATGCTCTCGCAGCTCTCATGTCAGATAATGACGTTGAGGTTCAAGTCTTAGCCTCTCAGCCAGCCGGTGAGCCTATGATGGATCCGATGACGGGTGAAATGTTACCGCCTCCAATGGTGCACTCAGTGAGGGCTACATACACTCACCCGGACGGTAGAGTTAAGATGGAGGCCGTGCCACCTGAGGAGTTCCTAATTTCTCGTGAAGCAAAATCATTGGATCAGGCGTCATATGTCGGCCACCGCCGGGTTATGACTGTATCCGAGCTCGTCGCTATGGGATACGACTACGACACAGTGTCAGACGCCGGGGCTAACTATGATGACATGGAAAGCAACATAGAGCGATACACTAGGAATAAATCTTTGACTAGTGAGATGCATGACCGTGACGACAAGGCGATGAAAAAAGTTCTATATGTCGAAAGTTACATAAAAGTCGATTATGACGGCGATGGCATAGCAGAGCTTAGAAAAGTTTGCACCGTAGGTGACGAGAGTATTGTTCTTATGAACGAGCCGTGCTCAGTCGTCCCATTTGCTGTATTTTGCCCGGATCCAGAGGCTCACGATTTCTTCGGTATGAGTGTCGCCGACGCCGTCATGGATATACAAAAAATTAAATCTTCTATCATGCGTAATACTCTAGACAGCCTCTCAATGTCTATTCACCCACGCATGGCAATTACTGAGGGTATGGTTAATTTAGACGACGCCATGTCAACTGAAGTGGGATCCATAATCCGCCAGAGGCAAAACGGAGCCGTTCAAATGCTCAGTATGCCATTTGTCGGTCAACAGGCATTCCCGGTCTTAAAGTATATGGATGAGCTTAAAGAGGCCCGTACAGGCATCTCTAAAGCCTCGGCAGGGCTCGACGCTGGAGCCTTGCAGTCTTCGACGGCTGCCGCCGTTAACGCCACTGTGAGCGCCGCACAGCAACACATAGAGCTGATTGCACGTATATTTGCCGAGACTGGCATGAAGCAATTATATAAAATTGTTTTACACTTATTAACCACGCACCAAGACGCGCCGCGCATGGTACGGCTGACTAACGATTTTATCCCGATAGATCCCCGTACTTGGAATAGCAATATGGACGTCTCTGTCCGTGTCGCTCTTGGGCGTGGCACAGACACTGAGCGTATGATGATGCTCAAACAGATCGGTGAGATGCAGAGAGAGGCAATGCAGACTATGGGCGCGGTGAACCCACTGACTGATATTAATAAGCTTGCCAATACACTGAAGGCGATGACAGAGCTTGCCGGGTTTAAAGATACCTCGCAATTCTGGAGTGACCCGGCACAATTCCAGCCGCCTCCACAAGAGGATAAACCAGATATTCAAGAGCAACTCATTGCCGTTCAAATCCAGCAGATACAGGCCGACATTCAGAAGAAGGCGGCGGAGCTTAATTTAGAGCGCGATAAAATGATGATGGATGATGATCGCAAACGAGATGAGCTTGACGCTGATTTATTTGTTAAGGCTGAGGAAATGAAGGCTAAGTATGGAACGCAGCTAAACGTCGAAAAAATCAGATCAGATCTGGCTATTAATCGTGAAGTCATGAAGGCTCAAGCTGAAGTATTAAAAGGCGCTGTAGATGATAAAGAAAACTAGACAGCAAGTCATAGACGACGGGGCGGAGGCTGACAGGCTTCTGAATACAGAATTACCTCGTTTTATGGATGAGCTGGAAGCAGAGATCTGGGAGGAATTTAAAAAATCTGACCCCAGTGACAAGGATGGCCGGGAGGTTATTTTTGGTAGAGCGTGCGGCATTGAAAATGTAAAAACTATGCTGCACAGATTAAAACAAAACGCTACTATTGAAAAAAATAGAAAATAGCGCATAATACGGAGTTAAGCAATGTCAGAAACCAATAACCCAAATGGGACTGATCTGAACACAGCAACTAATGCAATTAAAGCCTTACTAACGCCCCAAGAGGATACCGTGACGGAGGAACAGGTTGCGCTTGAGACTGAAGCTACTGAAACTGAACAAGTTGAAGAACAGGTAGAAGAAGTCGAAATGTCCGAGGATACGCAAGTATCTGAAGACGGTCTTGAAGTTGAAGAGGAAGCAGAAGAATTCGAAGACGCATCTCTGGACATACTTGGACAAGTAGTCGAAGTAGACGGCGAGGAGATAACTGTTGAAGAGCTCAGACGCGGAAACCTAAGACAAAGAGATTATACACGCAAAACTCAAGAGCTTTCTGAATACAGAAAATCAGTAGAAGCTCAAGCAATTGAGATGGAGCGTGAACGTGCTCAATATGCTCAAATGCTTCCTGCATTGCAGGATCGTTTAGAGCAACAGGAGCCGGAGCCAGATTGGGACACTCTGTATGATCAGGATCCTAACATGGCAAGGAAGGCAGAACGTGCTTGGCAGAAACAGCAAAAGGAGCGACTAGCTTCTATTGAAGCCGTTAAAGTCGAGCGTGAGCGAATGCAACAGGTTGATGCAGAGCGCATACAAAATATGCAAATGCAATACCAAGCGCAGCAGCGAGAAATTTTGCCCGACTTAATCCCGGAGTGGCGCGATACAAAAGTCGCAGCGAATGAGGCTAAACAGGTCCGTGACTTTCTCCTTGGAGAAGGATTTTCGGAGCAAGACATTAGCGGATTAACAAATGCGACGCTTGTAAAAGTAGCGAGGAAAGCCATGCTGTATGACAAAGGGCAGACTAAAGCGACGGAGGCAAAGACTAAGCCTAAGAAGCAACAGCCCAGAACTCTAAGAGCTGGATCTCGAAACACGCAGCCAAAACCTAAGACTGAGCAAAAACAAGCGCTACAACGCGCACGTCAAACTGGCAAAGTGGCTGACGCCGCTGCCGCAATTAAACACTTACTCTAGGAGGCTGTAATGGCTATTACTACCAATACGTTCACATCCTTTGATGCCAAAGGTATTCGTGAGCAACTTTCGGACGTGATAAGTTCGATCTCACCTGAAGAGGTCCCACTGCAAAGTAACCTTGGAACAGTCAATGTTTCCAACACATATTTTGAGTGGCAAACCGACTCACTAAACGCTGTTTCAAAAACGGCGAGAGCTGATGGCGATGACGTAGGAAACACTTTCGACGCTACATCTGCAACAACTCGTGTCGGTAACTATACGCATATTTTGCGTAGAACAGCTATCGTCGCTGACAACCTTTCTGACCAGTCCTTAGCAGGGCGCAACGATGAAATGGCGATGCAATTGGCGAAGCGTGGACGCGAATTACGTAGAGACTACGAGGCCGTTTTCACGGATAATAACGCCCAAGTTTCCGGGAACACAAGTACACCGCGTGAGACTGCTGGCTTAGGTGCATGGATTGCAACTAACGACGTTATGGGTTCAGCAGGGAGCCCTGCAAGTCCAACTGGCGACGGTACTGACGCTCGTACTGATGGTACACAGCAAGTATTCACTGAGGCTATGGTTAAAGAAGCAATGCAGTTAGCATTTACTTCTGGCGGTAAGCCATCAATTATGATGACTGGCCCGTTCAACAAAACCAAAGTATCAGGTTTTGCTGGTATCGCTGCACAGCGCTACATGGCTCCAAGTGATGGTCCAACCACCATTATAGGTGCGGCTGATGTCTATCTGTCGGATTTCGGCAGCTTATCCTGTGTAGTTAACCTTTTTCAAAGAGAAAGAGACTGCTTTCTGTTAGACCCAGAGTTAGCAGAAATCGCTGTTCTACGTCCTATCCAGACCGTTGATCTAGCCAAAACTGGTGACGCAACCAGAAAAATGGTTATCGGCGAGATGGGCTTACAGGTTACTAATGAGGCTGGACACGCTGGCGTGTTCGATCTTACAACATCATAATAACTTTAGGGGCAGCTTAATTGTTGCCCCTACTCCCAGGGAATAGCCCTTTAAAAACAAGGACTTATACAAGATGAAAAGATTATGGAGCCATGATCCATTAACCGGGATAAAGAAATATTGGCACGTAACTGGCAAGGGTGAGTATGTCGTTGAGACAGTTATGGACGTTAAGCCAATTGTGGAGGCTAATAAAAAGCAAAGAAACAACATGGATAAGAGGCATAAGGACATTAATAAAGTTGCCTCAATACCGCTACCGATATACTACGAATTAAAGCGTAGGGGTATCGCTGACGATCCTAAGGCATTATTTAAGTGGCTAAATGATAGCGATAATGCTTGGACTAGAACAAGAGAAAGCACGCTATGAGTATTGCAAACTATACCGACTTAAAAAGTTCGATAGCAGATTTTTTAAATCGTGACGATCTTACTTCAGTTATCCCTGATTTTATAACTCTAGCCGAGGCCGATATGAATAGACGCCTCAGGCACTGGAGAATGGAGAGCCGAAAGGTGGCTCTTTTAGATACTCAATACACAGCCTTCCCACTCGATTTTATTGAGGGTATACGTTTGATGTTGACGGGTACTACAGAATTTAGAATGGAGCTCATTACTCTTAGCGAATTAATGGACAAAAGGGCTGAGAGCAATTCCTCAGGAACCCCAAGATTTTATGCCCCGGTAGATGGATCATTTGAAGTTTATCCAACGCCGGATCAGGATTATACTATTGAGATGCTTTACTACGAAAGAATAGAGGCGTTGAGCAATAGTATTACGACAAACTGGGTTTTAACTTATTACCCAGATATTTATCTTTACGGAGCCCTAACACACAGCGCCCCGTATTTAGGTGAAGATGCCCGGACGAAAGTTTGGGCGGAGTTGTATCAAAACGCAATAAGTGGTACAAACATGGAAGACCAACAGGCCAAGTCTAGCGGATCGGGCCACAGAATGAGAATTAGGAGTTTTGGATAAATGGCAAGTTTTACAAAAGTAAATGACTTTGTGGTCAATTTAGCTAACGAAATGGATTTAGATAGTGACACTTTAAAAGTTGCGCTTTGCAATACCGATCCTGCATCTGGTACAAATGTTGTATCGGATGGTAACGGTGTTTTAGCAAACGTTACGGAGATAAGTTACACTAATCTTTCTGCAAGAACATTAGCAAATGTTACAAGCACACAAACAAGCGGCACATATAAGCTATCTGCCGATGACTTAGTGTTAACAGCATCAGGCGGCTCGGTTGCACCTTTTAGATATGTTGTGATCTATAACGATAGCCCTGACGCAGCACAATCTGATCACAGTGTTAGCGATCCTATTGTCGGTTATTACGATTATGGTTCTGCGCTTACATTAAATGACGGTGATACATTTACAATAGATATTGGCGCAAACGGTATCTTAACGCTTACATAGTAGGAGAACATCATGGCAAAGTTATTTAATAGAGCCAAGATGGGAACTTCAACAACTGGCGCAGGGACGGTGACCCTTGGCAGTGCTGAAACAGGTTTCCAGAGCTTTGCTGATGCAGGAGTATCTGATAACGATGTTGTCCAGTATGTTATTGAAGACGGTTCTAATTGGGAAATAGGTACTGGAACTTATGCTGCAAGCGGCACAACATTAACACGTTCTCCAAGTGAAAGCAGTGGTGGCGGTAGTGCGCTATCTCTTAGTGGAGGTGCAAAAGTTTCTATTACTGTTATAGCTGATGATTTTAAAAGACTTCAGCTAGCAGGGGCTACAAAAGCAGAGGCTACTTCTGGCGGTTTAGATGTTACTGGAAATATTGTTGTAAGTGGTAATGTTGACGGTAGAAATGTTGCTACTGACGGCGCAAAACTAGATGGCATAGAAGCAAGTGCAACGGCTGACCAAACAGATGCAGAAATAAAAACTGCATATGAAAACAACTCCGATACAAATGCTTTTACCGACGCTTTGCAAACTAAACTTAATGGTATTGAAACAGGCGCAACTGCTGATCAAACTAAATCAGACATAGATGCTTTAAATATTAATGCTGACCAAGTAGATGGGGTTGACGCAAGTAGTTTTGTACGAAGTGATGCGGCTGATACTGCATCGGGAGATATTACGTTTTCGGGTGGCGCAGGAGCAGTAACTATTTCTGGCGGTAGCGATATTAGGTTTGATCAAGGTACTTGGACAGGGGAAGCTACTTGTAAAATACAGCATCACTCAAACCATATGTATTTGCAATACAATAACAGCGGTCAAATGATTTTTAGAGATAGTGCAGGCGCTAATAATTTTCATTTTGATGCAAGTGGTAATTTTGTGGCAAGCGCTAACGTAACGGCCTATTCTGATATTAGGCTTAAAAAAGATATTGTTACAATAGATAATCCTATTGATAAAATCAAAGCAATGCGTGGTGTTTATTATAAAGAAATAGAAACAGACCGACTTAGAACTGGTGTAATTGCTCAAGAACTTGAAAAAGTTTTGCCAGAGGTGGTTATAGATATTGAAGATACAAATCCAGAGACAGGCGAAACAACAACTACTAAATCTGTTGATTACGGCAATATGGTTGGTTTGCTAATCGAAGCCATAAAAGAGCAGCAAGATGAAATAGGTCGACTAAGAGCTATAATTGAGGGCTAAATATGACATTACAAAGCAGTGGCGCAATATCACTAGCAAACATTGCATCTGAATTTGGTGGCTCTACACCTCACTCTTTAAGCGAATATTATTCGGCGGCTTCTGGGATACCTTCTAGCGGAACTATCAGTATAAGCCAGTTTTACGGAAAATCAGCTAATCCTTCGGCTAGTGGTGGAAGTGTCTATACGACAGGTGGATACCGCTACCATAGATTTTATAGCAGTGGAAGCTTTAGCGTCAGCAATGCTCAGGGAGCAACAATGCAATTTGTTGTCTGCGCCGGAGGCGGCGGCGGTGGTAAAACATACCAAGGGAACGGATCAGGCGGCGGTGGCGGCGGTGGCGGTGGGGTTTCCTACCATAGCGGCGAAGGACTACACGGTGGTTATGTTACTGTAGGCGGTGGCGGTGGATTAAAAAGCAACGGCGGTAATTCTTCATTTAGCGGTTGCACATCACAAGGCGGCGGCGCAGGAGCGCAAGACTATCACAATGGTTGGGTAGGCGTTAATGGCGGTTGTGGAGGTGGTGCAGGTGTTCACAACTATTACGCTAACAGGTCAACTTCAACTCAAGGTAACACTGGTGGAGCAACAGGATATGGATACGGAGGCGGCAGAAATGCGGCAGGACACCCTTACTATGGAGGCGGTGGCGGCGGCGCAGGAGGGGCAGGCGGTGACGCTATGAACTCAGTCGGCGGCTCTCCTAGATATTTATCTGCATTTACTGTTCATAATAGTGGGCGTTACGGCTCTGGGGGTGGTGCAGGAATAACAATTTATGGTAACTCAGGAGGAAACAAAAGCGGCGGCGGTTACGGTGGTGGAACAGGCAACACATCTAACGGCTCTGCAAATACTGGCGGTGGCGGTGGTTGCGCTAGAACTGGTGGCTCTGGAATGGTTATAATTAGATACCCATATGCGTAGGTTAGAAGATGGCACATTTTGCACAATTAGATGATGATAATAACGTAATAAATGTTCTTGTTGTAGGCAATGATGATTGCGTAGATGAAAATGGCAACGAAAGCGAAGCTGTTGGTATATCTTTTTTACAAAGTTTAGTAGGCGAAGATACAAAATGGAAACAAACAAGTTATAACAATAATTTTCGTGTTCGCTATGCTGCTATTGGTGGTTATTACGATAGTGAGCGTGATGCTTTTATGTATGCGAAACCTTTTCCGTCTTGGACGCTAAATGAAGAAACATTAGATTGGCAGCCACCAGTAGACCCACCAGAAGAAGCCCTTGAAAGACCTTTTGTTTGGGATGAGGAAAAACAACAGTGGGTTGAATTATAATGCTTGGCTTTTCCCCATTAGGCACAACAGCATTAGGCGCACCAACGGCTAATGAAGCATATTCACTGCAAGTGACTAGCGGCACGTTTACGTTGTCAATGCAAGGTGCGGCTAAGTTAATTACTGACATTTACCCTTCTGGTTCTTTTATATTAAGTGGTCAATCTGTTGGTTTAAGTGCCGGTCGTCCATCTAATTTCAGCGCAGGGTCGTTTACCTTAACTGGTCAGAATATTACTTTTGACCAAAACTTTGGGTTAATTATAGATAGCGTTTATAACAGCGCATCATTTTCTTTAACTGGTCAAAATATAGTTTTCGATACTGGTTTTGGTATGGTGCTTGATAGCGGTGCATTTTCTCTAAGCGGCCAAAATATAAACTTCAAAATAGACATGAATATTGCGGCTGAAAGAGGTGCTTTTACTTTAACAGGGCAAGATGCTCTTAAAGGCGTTGCTGAAGCTTTTGATCGTGGTCAATTCACATATTCTGGTCAAGATGCAGCACTTTTCGCAGGTAGATTTTTAAGACCAGTTACAGGTGAGTATTCTTATACATTTAAAGATTTTAAAATTAGAGGTTGGTTTAGCCCGACAGTACCGGCTGAAATATGGACGGATGCAGCCTAACGTGATAGGTTATTATGAATAGGAGATCTAAATGGCTATTACTTTAACAAAACCAACAGTGGGTGGATCTGAGGGAACTTGGGGTACTACCATAAATACGGCACTAGATGACGTTCAGAACGCTCTTAATGGTACAGCCGGAACCGTAGCTCCAGATCTAACCAAACTAACTATTAATGGAACTGATGTAACCGCTACAGCCGCAGATTTAACAAATGCCATTACTGGGTTTGTTTTAGAAGATGGAGATGGTACAGAAGTAACTATTGCCGGAGCAAAAGAAGTTAAGTTTGTTGAAGGCGGCGGTATTGATATTAACTGGAGCGATACATCAACTGGCTCTGACGCAGATCCTTATGATTTAACTTTTACTCTCAATACAGATATGCGTAAAAGTGGTAATGTTGATGTGTACACCGGGAATACCGCTGATTATGTATTCTACGATGCAGACGTAGGTATGCGGTTTTATACTGCCGGTGCTGAAGATATGAGGCTTACGGATGGCGGTGATTTGCACGTTGATGGCAACATTATTGGTTTTTCAACCACAATCTCTGACGCAAGACTAAAGCACGACATTAATAAAATTGATAACGCATTAGATAAAATTTCACAATTAAATGGTTACACGTTTACATTTAACCATGACGGAAAAGAAGGCGCAGGTGTAATAGCGCAAGAAGTAGAAAAAGTTATGCCTACAGCCGTCCATAATACCAACTTAGTTTTTCATCCAGAAGTTGAAGGCGATGACAGCGCAATAGTTGATTTTAAAACTGTTCAATATGATCAATTAACTGGACTGTTAATCGAAGCTATTAAAGAATTAAAAGAAGAACTAGAGAAATGTAAATGTAAAAAATGTGAGTGTGACTAATGCCTCTCCCAAGTAGTGGTCAGATAACAATAAATCAAATACACGTTGAAGCAGGAGGCGGTAGCGGTTCCGAAGCCAAAATAAATGACCTTGATATTCGGGATATGATTGGCAAAAGCTCTGGCTCTCAAAACGCTTTTAATGAGTATTATGGGGTTTCTGCCGCCGCTCCTGTCGCAACTTACAAAGGCCGTATACTTACAACAGGTAACGGATTTCCCTCG